TCATTAGAAATATCTTGCAGCTTTGATTCAACGGTGCGCTGCACAGCACCAGTACCAGCCTGGATGAAACCTCCACCCAGGTCGGCTAAGTCACGTGTTTTTGTCATAGTTTATCTAAAATGGAGGTTTACGATTTAAGTTCACAACAAGTTAATGGACACTTTAATGCCTAGAGGATGGTGATCATGGTTTACTATAGTGAGACTGCACATTAGTTACGCTTCCGCATAATAGTTGGTACCGAAGAGTAAGTAACTGACATCGTTTGGTTGGGATTAAGTGCAATAGTGGCACCGGTAGTGTTTTGCACAATCTGACCATCTACACGAATTTCTGAAACTGTTCCACCAGCAAAGTAAAGAGTTTCAGGTGTGTGCCCTGCCGTATAACTCCAAGGTGATGCGCCAACAGTAAGTCCAGCAACATTAGCAACTCCATTAAAACCAACGTTATTATAAATCTGACCGTTAGTTCCAGTTGAAGAGTCGCTTAGAGCACTAGTAGTGTTACCAACAAGAATGTTTGATGCTATGATGTAGTTATCTTCTGCTGCCGCATCAAGACTAATTCCAATGTTATTAGGACCACGACCAGAGACGTTACCAGCTAGGTGTCCAACAATACTAAAATTAGTTGTTGCAGAAGCTGCACGAATACCAGCAGCTCCATTACCGCCAGAATGACCACCAGTAACAATCCAGTTCTTAGCATTAGCCCCTACAACCAACAACCCAGATTCACCGTTGTCAGTAAATTCACAACCAGAAAAGACAATACCATCAACAGTTCCACCACCAGATGGGCTAATTAAACACCCATTCTTAGTAGATGCTAATCCAAACCAGCAGTTAGTGAATAGTGTATTCCATGCGCCACCCCCAGCAGGAATAATTTCAGCATTTGAAATAGTAGTTCCGCCGCTTATTTGATGAGCCGAATCAAAATAGCTAGATGAAACATTCAATGCATAGCAATTAGAACCAGAAGCCGGATCCACTAAAAGAGCTTTTCCGTGTACCGTTATATTGGAATTTGAAACAAAAGCAGTATCGCCATTCTGAAAACGTACACCAAATGTAGGCTGTGTTGTGGATACAGTTGTTCCAGTGATAACACAAGAAGAAACAACAGCATTCGTAAAGTTAAGGAACTGTATTGCGCCACCACCAGAGGTTGTGTTTGAAGTTGAGAAAGTACAGTTAATAATTCTAGGATTAACAGGCAGTACTCCGCCAACTACGCCGCAACTCACACCAATAAAGTAATTACGTATTTCACAGCTATCAATAAGAACACCGTTACCTAATATGTTGATAAAGAATCCTGCCGTCTTAGTGACAGAAGATAGAATCTTAAGGTTACGGATTTCGTTGGATATACCAGTGGTTATAGCTGTTGCAGTAACTGAAGTGCAGGTAAGTACGGAATTGTACGAGGCCGATCCGATTAAACAAACGCCATCAGGGAGGGTCAAGCTGGTAATAAGAAAGTTACCTTCTGGTACAAAGATGTATCTTTTTCCAGAATTTAAGGCAGTTTGAATGGCAGTTGTATCGTCAACAATACCATTTCCAACAGCACCGAAGTCCTTAACGGAGACAACATCCCTCAGCTTACTTTCAACAGTCCTAGTAGTAGCACCAGTACCAGCTTGAATGAATGCAAGTTTAGTTGACTGAATAGCCGCAGCGCCGTCTACCTTAGCGTTGGTGACACTGCCATCAGGTACTGTACCTACAGTATAGCTAGAGGAACTATGAACCTCGATGATATCACCAGCGGTCAAAGCAGGGATTCCAGTAAGCGTTGATCCAGTAGTACCTAAATAATCGACACCTCGAATTTGTAGAGCGCCGTTGATAAAGACCTTTTCAGATCCAGGTACATACGATAGAGCAATACCGCTATTATCATTTCCACTAAGACTAGTCTCACCACCAACTGCAGTCTTAGACCAACGACGGTAAAAGACTGGAACTTCTGAGGAGAAAACACCCTCTACAAAGCTACGATTGGCAGCATCAGTACCAGCAACTGGAGCAGCAAGGTTAGTAATTTTATAGCCACCCATATTGAAGTCACTAACCATCGGGTTAGAACCATCAATACTAACAGCGTTATTGTTGATTTCCTGAGTTACATAAAGATTCTGAGTGAAATTATCATTCAGATCCTTTGCTCGAATAGCGGAACCAGAAGAGAAAACAGCAGACAAAGCATCATCATCAGTATCTCGAAAGATACGAATAGAGGCTCCATTAGCAGGAGCATTACCTGCAGTGAATAGAACCTGGCCACCAGTCTTTGTCGTATAGTTAAGGCTCTGAAGGTTATAGTGAGTACCAGCTGTTTTTAGTACACCACCAACACTTACCTTAATATCAGTAGATTCAAGCCATTTAAAGGTAAAAGAAAAGGGTCCTAAGTTGGACCCATTACCAGTGAATGTATTTTGTGTAGTTGCCATTTAGGGTTATCGGTACATTTGGGTTAGTCGCTCAATCTCTGCTTTACGACGATCAGCAGCCCTGGCAGCATCATCAATACGACCCTGTTTCATAAGGTTCTTATTGGTCAGGGATTCTTGAATAGAACGCCACATCGGTTCATTCTCTTGCTGCATACGCATCTCAGCAGCCTTTTGGGCTTGAGACATGATATCATTCATCACTGAATAGACTTCACTTTGAGCTGCTTGGATTTCTTCAGATGGACGACCTTGAACACGCATAGCACGAATACGATCTAACTGATCGTTGTACTTCTTGTTTTTGCTAAGCTTATCAAATTCCTTCCACAGTTGTTGCTCACCGATGTATTTATACAGTACTTCACGTTCCTGTGGGGTGTATTCGTGGTTACCAGTAGAGTCTTTACGAATCATTTGGATACCATCCCAGCCACTATCAATAAGCCACTGACGCCAAGGTTCGGTACCTTCACTGATCTTAACTGGGTTAACAGCATTAAGTGCACGAAGTACAGGATTGTCAATGTCATTAAGAGGCTTACCAGTGTAGATATCAATTTGATCTGGTAGTTGACTGGAGAAGCCAGGAACCCTATTCTTTACATACCCAATAAGGTCATTGTAAATATCCTTTTGGGAACTAGTGATGGCATTATTAACAACGCCAAGAGCACCAGACATAGGGATAGCAGATCGTGTTTGATTAGCAAGATAGCGAGAGATAGCAGTCTCATCACCGCTAGCAATAGCAACAATAGGCTCTAAGCCAGCAACCCAGGTCTTATTAACAAATGTAGCGGCAAGAGTCCATGCTAATTTTTTACCAAAGTTTTCAGTCAGAGTAGAGCCGATATCACGGGAGTAGTAAGCTAGGTCACCAACAAGAGTAAGAATAGTGTCGAGGGGTTCATAACCAGCATAACTGACCCACTTACCTGCAACATTGATGGTCTTAGGTTGCCAACCGAAGTTATCACGAAGCTTCTTACGCTCACCAGCATTAACAGGACCATTGCCACGAATGTTACCAGCAAGAGCGTATCCCATCATAGACGTAGACAGTAATGCACCAAAGGCTACACGACCACGATATTCAGTCTCGAGACCCTTGAAGATAGCCATACCATTAGGTACACCATCATACGCAATACCGTGCTCCATAAGAGCATCTTTGATCTTGTCGATGTCATCACCAGCCCATAGTACTTTGGAGTACTTATTCATACCAGGTAGGGTGGCAATAGGAGTATAAGACATAGCCATCTTAACACCATTAACACCTGTACTAGGGAACATAAAGAAGCCCTTTAGGAGTGGAAACTTGTTGATACCACGTGTAATAGCAGTAGCTAGCTCACTATCCAAGTTAAGTGCAATCTCTCCAGCAGCATTCTTAGCAGCAGCATCGGTTAGGTTACCGAGAGCATCGAAGGACTCATCATAAGCAATCTTCTCAGCCCTAGCCAGCTGTTGTGCTAGCTCAGCTCCTTTATAACCAATACCAGAGATCTCATCCCATGCCCTAGCACGAGCCAGTTGTGAAGCAACAGTAGTCTGTACAAAGGCATCAGAACTAATCATTGCATTGGTGCCATACTTGGCCCAACGCCAGTTACCAAGGTCATACAAGAACCTAGCTGAACGGTATTGGAACAACTGACCCCAGTTACCATCCTTTTCCCACACCTGCTCCATATCGGCCAAGGTATCCCAGAGGTTAGGGTTGTAGTCAGTAACAAGGTCTTCACGTGCTAGTTCACGAAAGTCCATAGTCGCATCATTACCCCACTTACCGTTATTCCAGGTACGCTTAAAGGTATCCCAAGAAGCACCAAGCGCTCGTTTATTAACAGTCAAAAATGAACCGTAAATATAGGTTGCCCTGCGAAGGTCATCAACGGTGTTTCTTCCCATCAACATACCTATACCAGTACCAAGATATGCGTTGCTAGTACGAAGCGTGAGGGATACAGTGTTACCAGTAATAGCTTTGAGAGCTGAGATACCAGACAACACATTGTTGTACACCACTGCCCATGCACCTTGTGCAAAGGCATTCAAACCACCGTCACTATTATAGATAAGACCCATAGGGCTTATTTGCTTAGCGCTCCACTTCATTAGCTTATCAAGGGAGTCCACATCACCCTTAGACAATGCAAACGCATCAATCAAAGGTTGAGCAGCATCAGGACGATCACGAGCAATAGTCCTAATCATATCTCGATAACCTTGTGCTTGGAGGTTCTTCTCTCGCACCTTAAGGTCGAACTGTTCAGTAATCTGCCTAATGGCTGATTCTTTGTCAGGTGACTCCTTAAGGAACTTCTGCCAACGATCTTGGTTCTTAAGGGACCAACCTGCGATGTACTTATTAAGAGCATACTCTTCCATAAGGAAGGCAAGACGATCACCAAGCATCTCAGTGGTACGGCTAAGGTCAGCACTCTCAGGGAATGCCTTATAGCCCTCAGCAATGTCTGCTACCTCACGTCCTACGGTATCCATAGCACGAGCTGATGTTTCGGTAACAACTTGACCGATGTATTTATCAGTCAACTCACGCATAGCATAGCCGATAGCTTCCGCTTGAACATCATTGAC